CCCTGACTGGACCGCGGCATTTGCGGGTAATTGCGAAGTCGCGGACCTCTGCTGGTGGCAGCTCACCTCTGCCATCGGCGGCAGCATAGGACGTCTCGCGGAGGAGACGGCAATAAACTCTCTCCGGTTCAATCGACAGGACAATTGTGCTCAGGCCGGTGGACGGCCGCGTTCCGGTGATGGCCGGACCGCGGCTCATGGAAATGGCGGACCCCGCGCGGGTTAACTTCCTCTTGCGCGGTAACAACGTGCGCGCCGTCTGGCGTCATAGGAAGTATCTGGTGGAGATCCAGTTACTGGATTTCGGAGACTCGTCGCGGGTACCGGGTAAGTGGGGATGTCCCCAGAAACTCACCACCAACCTCGAAACGGATGAAAACCCCCCGCGCGTGTGGATGTTCAAGCGGCTGCGCGGCTGGTGGTGAAGTGTTGTGCCCCCTCGGGTTGGTAACCCGTGGCAGCTCACCAAAAGCCTGCCATGGGTTCACCATCATGAGGGGGCTTCCCCGCTGAATGCCGCGCAAGAGACCACCACCATCGAAACCAAACGACCCCCGGAGCACACGCGAAAAGCAGAAGGACTTCCTGGCCGCCTACGGGGATGTCTTCGCGGTTGGGCGTGCCGCGGAGATATCGAATCTTGATCGCCAGGACCACTACCGGTGGTACCGCAAAGACGCCAAATACGCGAAGGCCTTCGAACGCAGGAAGGAAATCGCCGGCCACTACCTCGAGACGGAGTGCATCGAGAGGGCAGGGGCGGGATGGCTCGAGCCGGTGTACTACCAGGGAGCGCCGTGCGGAGTGGTGCGGAGGTTCGACAGCGGACTGGCGCAATTCCTCCTGCGCGGTCTCTTGCCCGAGAAGTACGGATCGAAGACGGAGATCACGGGTGCTCAGGGCGAACCTATCCAGGCCAAGATCGAGGTCATATTTGTGAAGCCTCCTGAATGATCCAGTCGCCATGTACCGGAGACCAGGCGTAGGGCCGAGAAGGAAGAATTACGATCCAGACAAAGTAGCCAGCATGTCCGCGGCTGGAAAGACAGCACGGGGAATTGGCAAAAAGCTCGGCATCAACGCATCAACGGTCTGCAACGTCCTGAAACGCTTGGGATTGTCGCGGCCCGCGAAGGCCACGGACGAACGGAAGCAGGCATTTTTGCTGGCATTCCGCGAGACCCGCAACGCGGTGGCGTCCTGCAAGCGATGCGGAATATCTAGCGGCACTTATATCCTGTGGCTCAAAAAATATCCCGAATTCCGAGCTGCTTTCGAGAAGATCCGCCCACCGGAAAATGGCCAAATAAGATTGGACCAAGCGGAAATAGCCCGCATGGCCACGGCCGGAGCCAGCGTGTCACAAATTGCTAAAAGCTTAGGTGCTTCCCGGGTCGGAGTGAGCCGAATCTTGAAGCGCATTCGGATACTGGACCGCAATCAGGGTATCAACGACATGGTCCAACGTGCCCTGAGGACCAAATGCACTTCGTCTAGGATCCTATCGGCAATCGAAGCTCGGGCCATCTTCGGTTTAGAGGAAACCCGGTGACACCAGCGCCGATCGACAGCAGAGCCCCCTTTCCGGAAGCTCTCGAGTTTCTGTTTCAGCCGGCTCCGTACAAGATCGCCTATGGAGGCCGCGGCGCAACCAAGAGCTGGGGATTCGCCCGTGCGCTATTGATCCTGGGCGCGCAGAAGAAACTTCGCGTCCTTTGCGCCAGGGACACAATGAAGAGCATTCGCGATAGCGTCCACCAACTCCTGGAAGAGCAGATCAAGGCCCTCCAACTTGATGCGTTCTATCGCATCGAGAAGAGCGCAATCTACGGCGCCAACGGCACCGAAATTCTTTTCGCTGGACTCCGGCATCACGTTGACAACATCAAGAGTATGGAGGCGATCAATGTGTGCTGGGTCGAGGAAGCCCAGACGGTTAGCAAAAACTCCTGGGACAAGCTCATCCCCACGTTGTTCCGTGTCCCCGATTGCGAGTTGTGGGTGTCCTTCAACCCGGACCTCGAGAGCGACAATACCTACCAGCGCTTTGTGGTCGATCCCCCGCCGGCCGCGGTGGTCGTCAAGCTGACCTTCCGCGACAACCCGTGGTTCCCGGAAGGCCTGCGCCGGGAAATGGAAGACGCCAGGCGGCGCAACCTTGACGAGTATCAGCATATCTGGGAGGGCGTGTGTATCAACACCCTCGCCAACGCGATCTACGCCACCGAGCTGCGGGCAGTCGATAGCGAGGGCCGCATCCGCAGGGTCCCCTACGACCCCACCAGGCCGGTAGACACAGCGTGGGACCTCGGCTACGGCGATATGGTGAGCATCTGGATGTTCCAATCCTTCCCGATGGAGTACCGCGTCATCGATTACGAGGAAGGACAGCGGGAGGCAATCCACCACTACATTGCCGAACTCCAGAGGCGCGGTTACGTCTGGGGCACCGACTACCTTCCGTGGGATGGAGGTCTGAAGTCCCTCGGCACCGGCAAGTCGATCGAGGAGCTCATGCGCGCAGCGGGCCGCAGAGTGCGCGTGGCACCGAGGCTGCCCGTCATGGACGGCATCAATGCGGCCCGCACCATTTTCCCCCTGTGTTATTTCGATGAATTAAAATGCGCCGCCGGCATCAGGTCTCTGCGCTGTTACCGGTACGGCGAAATGAAGTCATTTGAGGGGCCGACCAGAGAGCCCTTACACGATGTTCATTCTCACGCCGCGGATGCCTTCAGGACCCTGGCAGTAAGCATCAGGCAGCCTCAGAAAGAGCGTGAACGGGAACAGCAGAGGCAGAGGGAGTACATCAGCCCGTGGAGTTAAACCAACCGCAGTAGAGAGAGGAAACAAACGAATGCCGATCGCCAATATTAAATATCTACGCCCGGGAGATCCTGGCTATCCCGATAACACCCTGCCTGGAATCGAAGGCCCGGTTGACCCAGACTACGGCTTGCCTGGCGGCCCAGGGATCATGCCCCCGATTGCCCTGCCTCCGTTGCCGGGAATCTGGCCCCCGGCTGGCGTGGTGACTCCCCCGATTCACTATCCTCCGGTTGTTGCATCCCCACCTATCTTTATTCCCGAAGCGCCCCCGGAAGTCGGCGGCGGCCCGTCGACTCCTCCTCCGTCGGTCGGCGGCGGGCCTGCCACTCCTCCGGGTTTGCATCCCGGTGGAGGGCCGCTTCCGCCCGTCGGCGTCTATCCTCCGCTCCCGCCGTCGTCCGGGATCAACGGCAAGGTGGCAATCCTGGTCTGGGTGGTCGGGGTCGGTTACCGGTGGTTCGTTGTGGACGCCGGTCTATCGGCAGGGACGCCGCTTCCTCCCACGCCCGGCCCCAAACGGTAGTAGCGCTCGATCCCTTGGGGGAGGGGAAGGGGCCGGCAGGTTCGCCTCCATTTTTCCTGCCGGCCCCCTTAGAAGGAGATTTTGAATCGTGAGACTGAAAGCCAGAGTGGAATTGGAATATGCGGGCAAGATCTGGGCGCCGGGCATGCTCTTCGATGCGCCCGAGACGATGGGGCGCGGGTTCATCAGCAGGGACGAAGCAGAGCCCTTCAACCTGGAGGACCCCTCGACGCGATCCCTGAGCGATGCGCTAGAGAACCTGCTCCCGCCGCCCCCGGTCGATGCCGTTGTGTCTCTCAGCCCCACCGGGGCGATACCGAATGCAAATGGTGGATCTGACCTCTTCCGGGTGACGATGACCGGTACGGGGACCTGGACCGCGAGCGGGGGCACTGCGTGGCTCACGATCGACTCTCCCACCGCGCCGCAGACGCAAAGCGGGGACGTGCATTATACCGTGGGCCCGAATTTGGATGCAGGGGTACGGGCCGGGGATATCAACGTCAACTCCGAAAGCTTCACGGTGACCCAGGCCGGGTCTGTCCTTCCATGACCGTCTCGGACCTGCTGAAGAAACTCACGCTCTACGACGAGAATCTCGAAGTGCTGGTCCGGTGTACCTGGGAAGGGGACATAGTGATTCTCTGCAGCATGTTGTTCGGTTACGTAGCAGCAGAAACATGGCATCGGATCGAGACTAGAAAATACCAACGCAGATGTAGACACGCAGATCTGGTTACGGAATTTATCGATAAACAGATCTGGCAATTCCTCACATTGGGTGAATGGTTGGAGGGTAATGCTGCGAAACATCGGGCCATATTCGATGATCATCCGCCACCGGATTAACTGCCGCGCCTTTACGGTGCGCGTTCACGCCACGCCCGAGGGCATGATCGTCTGGGCCGCGCCCGTGATCCGCAAGTTTACCGGCCAGCCCCTCGATAACCTCCTGCGCTGGGCAGCCCTCCGCGGCGCCCTGCGTCACGAAGTGCTGGGAGTCGCGTGCGAATAGCGCGGGCGGTCGGAGTATTGGGAAATTCGTGAAGACCATGGAAGAGCACATCAAGTCGAAGACCAACGTGGAGTGCCCCATCTGCGGCGGCCACGGCTGGGTATGCGAACGTCACCCGGACAGGCCATATGAGAGCGGGAGTGCGCGGGACTGCGACTGCGGCGCGCCCGGCATGCCCTGCCAGTGCGAAGGGCTGAAGTGATGAACGAAAAAGCGAGAGACCCCGCGGAGTTGCTCAAGAGGCACTTCACCACCATGGTGGACCCGGAAGCACCACAGGAACCACGCTATGCGATGAGCAATCGGAACCGGGCACGGATGGAGAAGCTCGAGCGGAAGGTGCGGGAGTTGAGAGGTCAGAGCAACCACTGAAACGGCTCAATCGAAAAGAAACGCATGTCGACTTCCACAAATCGAATCAACTCGCGGCCTGGATCATACTCTCGAATCCCGCGCGGTATATCGGGATTCTGGCAGAGTGGGCGCTGCTCTGGAAGCAACGCTATGGAGAGCCAAAAGCGCCGCCCGGGGATTATCGCGAGGAAGGGCTTGAAGATCGCCTTCAAGAGCAATACGAGCAGCGAGAAAAGCGCAAGATCCAAGGCAAGCTACGGCGTTGGCTCAATCGTCCGTGGAAGGTTTCGCGCAAAGGCAATCCCTTCCGGAGGTTTAAACAATTTCAGGCCATCATTTTCCGGCAAGGCGAGAAATGGTCCGCAGTCGTTGTCCATCGCGAGACACAGGAAAAACGTTTTGCACCGAAGCCTGTGGAAACTGAGGAAGAGGCCAAAATCGCGGCGTTCCATTTGGCTCTCTATATGGAAGGCCGCAGGTCGATGGCACATCCGGCATTTAGCGAAGAGATCCCAAGTTGGAGTAACGAATGAATCCCCCAGACGCTGACGAGATCCTGCTCGGAGAGATTCTGAACGGGACGAAAGATTTCGACACAGTGGCAGCGCAGTTCTCGCCAGACGACTTCCGGAGCGAGAAGCACAGACGAATATTCACGCGCATGGCGGAACTGCACGAGTGCGGAGAACCTATCGACCGGGTACACGTCGCGAACGAATTGATGAAGCACAACGAACTGGATGTGTGCGGAGGGCTCTCGTACCTCGTCAAACTGAGCGATTACGGAGAGTATCAATATGGCTGAACTGAAGGCGCGCACGCGCAACAAGTTACCGGAGAGTAAATTTGGGCTTCCCGGAGAGCGGAAATTCCCAATTACCGATCGCTCTCACGCCGCTAACGCCAAAGCCCGCGCCACCCAACAGGTGAAAGCCGGCAACCTGTCGCCGGCAGCGGCCGCGCGCATCAGAAAAAAGGCAGATGCGATTTTGAATAAGGACTGAAGTATGGCGAAACCTAAACTCATGGGCCTATCCATCCGGCGCAAGCCGGGCGGGGGCCATACGGTAACCCACGAGTACGACAAGGCCCCATCTTTCACTCCCGGCAAGAACGGCGGGATGGGAATGGATCAGCCGGCTCCCGAAACGCATAATTTCGGCGCCGGCGAGCATAAAGGCCTGCTCGATCACATTGCGGCCGCCCTGGCACTCAAGGGAATGTCGAAAGGGATGCCGGGCTCGCAGGCGCAGGCGGCGGGCGCGGGGATGCAGCAGGGAGGCCTCCCGGAGGGATAGTGTCTCGCGCACCGGCAGAGCCTAACGCGATCAACCGTGTGCTCAAGGCCCGCGGACTGCCTTCGCTTGACGAGCCCGGCGTGGCGGAAGCTCTCGCGTTCCTGGTGGAGGATCACCGGCACTTCATGGAACTCCTGAGGGCCTGCGAACCGGGATTGAGGCGAGACATGTACGAGGCCATGAGTCCGCACCTGAGATTCCCGGCGCGCCCGCTCGATCACTACGTCTTCGAAGCGCAGGCCTTCGCCGCGGCCGCGGAACTGCCGGTGATGGACGAGCAGGGCTTCCTGCACCCGTACTCGACGCCAACCGTGGTCACGGTCGAAGTCCCGGTCACGGAGTTGTGGGCCGCCTGCTCGAAATGCAGCAAAGAGGGCATCTTCCTCGGCGCCACCAAGGCCGATGCCTTCTACACCATGCGGAGTGCGGGTTGGGCCTTTGATTCCTCGGCACAGCAGACCCACATTTGTCCGGATTGCCTGGAGGGGGTCGACTAGTGCCCTGGACTCCCCCCGCAAGTCCTCGGAAACTGCTGATGGAGTTTACTCGATACGAACACGTGCTTTCCCCGAGGGAAACCCTGCCTAGATCTATCGCACGGTTCAAGCGGGAACTGGCAGGGCGGATGCTCCAAAAATTAGATACGCCTGCAAACTTCTCTGGAAAGTGCGATTTCGTGGGGGATATTCGAGTTTTAACCATCTGGGACCCAATCAAATATCGAGAGGTTCGGCGCATCGATTGCGCTGTCGGACCTCCGGCACTCGGTCATGCGAAGAAGGGATCGAAGGCCCTGAAGAGAACGAAATGAGGCCCCTCACGGTACATGAGATATCCGAACTGCGGGTCCGGCACAACCGCGCCACCCACCCCTCGCAGCGCATCCGCAAAGGCTGGGAGGTGCGCGATGAAACCGAACCGAACGGTCGGCGCCTGCTCACGGACGCCGAGATTGAGGAGATCACGCGGCCGGCAGAGCCTGCCTTCGATCTCGTGGACCCGCGCTCGCGATCGCTGAAGGATTTTAAGCGGGACTACCTCAAATGACAGAAGACTCGGTAGACGTCTACGGGCGAGAGACCGACTCGGACGCCGATGAGGCATTGTTAACCGAGGTCCGGGACCGCTACCGTGCCTACGACACGGAGTGGGAAAGAATCCGCCAGGAGCGGGACAAGGACGTCCGCTACATCTGCGGCGACCCCTGGACCACCCAGGACCGCAAGGCGAGAGAGGACGCGAACCGTCCGTGTATTAACCATGACGAGCTCGGGCAGTACGTCAACCAGTGCGTCAATAACGTCCGCCAGAACAAGCGTGGCATCAAGGTGGACCCGCAGGGAGAGGGATCGAACGACCAGACCGCGGAACTCCGCCAGGACCTGATACGGACCATCGAGTACGACTGCAACGCTGCCTCGATTTACGCGGGCTGCTACCAGGACATGGTGGAAGGATCGTACTCCTACTTCCGAATCGCGCGCCGCTATGTATCGGACGCGAGCGAGTCCCTGAACGAATCGCTCTTCGACCAGGAGATCGTCATCAAGCCCATCCCGTCTCCCAACAGCGTGCTCTACGACCCCCGCTGCAAGGAGCCCGACTGGTCAGACGCGCGTGCGGTATTTGTCCTCGAGCGCGTGCCAAAGAAGGAGTTCAAGTCGCAATGGCCCAAGGCGCAGATGACGGACTTCACGGCCTGGCACCGGGATTACGCCTCCGATTGGATCTTCGACCAGGACGTCCTGGTGGCGGAATACTGGCGCGTGGAGATCGAGCGCAGCAAACTGTACCTGCTCAAGAGCGGTGAGGTGGTGACCGAAGCCCGCGGCCGTCCGGTGGACAAAGTGCGCGACGTCGAGAAGCGGAACGTCCGGCAGTACATCACCAACGGGGTCGAGATCCTCGAGAAAAACGAAGAGCCCGGTACCATCATCCCGATCATCCCGATGATCGGATTGCAGCGTTTCGTCGATGAGGGAGGTTGCAGCCGGCGCGTGTTGTTCTCTCTGGTCCGCCTGGCGCGCGATCCGCAATTGAGCCTGGCCTACCTCAACTCCCAGGAGATGGAGGAGGCCGGACTGACGCCGAAATCCCCGTTCCTGGGCTACAAGGGGCAATTTGATAGTAACCGTACCCAGTGGTCGAACATCACCAAGATCCCGTACGCCTTTTTGGAGGCCGATATCCCGGACAACTGGCCGGTGGGACAGGTCCCGCCTCTCCCGCAGCGTGTCCCGTTCACCCCGAACTTTGGGGCCTACGAAGTCGCCAAGGACTCCTGCCGGCGAGCCATCCAGGCCGCGATGGGG